ATGTAGTGTATGACGATAAGTTATATGTCTACTATTATTTAGTTTTTATACGATGTTTTGTTCATAGCCTACATAGAAGGACTTATTGTAGCATACAAATGATATTGTTGTAAAGTGTCTTGACTACTACTGTAGGGTTATTGTCAGTGTAAACTGTGCTGTAACCAGTGCAGATTCAGTGCAGACTACATATCAATTAAGGCTATGGCGGGACTCCATTAACATGGTGTCATAGGCTCCGCAGAGGCTTTATAGATAACTTATTGATTCTTAAGAGATTTCTTAATAGTAATCGATTATCATTAGCATTGTCTATTTTGCTCTTTTTTGAGGCTATTGTGGTGCTACTACGCTAGAACAACATTGTTACCCCTCCCCCTACATTATACAAAGTCATAGATTGTCGCTACGATGACAATTCAGTATACAAAGTCATAGATTGTCGCTACGATGACAATTCAGTATACAAAGTCATAGATTGTCGCTACGATGACAATACATTATATGAAATCATAGATTGTCGTTAGGATGACAATACATTATATGAAATCATAGATTGTCGTTAGGATGACAATTGAGTCTGTGCTGGTGACTGTGCTGGTGACTGTGCTGGTGACTGTGCTGGTGACTGTGCTGGTGAAAGAGTATCGGTGCAGCACCCTACAATGACACTTGGTTGATGACACTTGATACACCCAAGACTGTGCAGACTGTGCAGTTGTTCCACGTGAAACTGTTGTGTTCGAACAACACTACCGTTTGTCCTGGATTATTGTCCGTTCGTCGGATAGGCTTCAAAGTGCCTTGACAACGCAAAATCAGATAGGTAGTATGAACACATCGACAACAAACAAGGAGTAAATCAAATGAACAAAGCAACCAAAAAACAAGTAGCAACGTTAGAACTGCACAAGAAACTTGGAAACACATTCGCGGTTGCAGCTGGTTTGTCGGCGCTTATCCGCAGTTCCCTGCGCAAAACTGAACAGCAAGAGTTACTTGGTTTAGCAGCAGCTTGGGACGTAATCGACCATCCAGACTTTATCATCTAACTAGTGTCCTACTTACAATGCCTTACAACCTAGGGCATTGTTGGAAGTACACTAAAGCTTCAATCAACCAACCACAAAGGATTATTTATCATGTCAGTCAAAATCAGTGTTACATCAAAGCTTGATGGCATTCGATCATGGTCCCTTCAGGCACTAGATACTTGTCCTGGTTCAAAGGCTAGCGATGGATCCTTAGTTGATGCCTGCAAAGGCTGTTACGCAACTACTGGTAACTACAATTATCCTAATGTCAAAGCACCAAGGCTTCACAATCGGGAAGATTGGCAGCGGGATAGTTGGGTTGACGATATGGTCAAAGCTTTAGACTCCGATCGATACTTTCGCTGGTTTGACTCTGGTGACATGTATGCTTTAGGGTTAGCAGAGAAAATGCTTCAGGTAATGCAGCGTACACCATGGGTAAAGCACTGGTTACCAACTAGAATGCACAAGTTTACTAAGTTTAAAGATATCATTGCTAAGATGGATGCACTGGACAATGTTGTTGTCCGTCGATCATCGGATTCTATTGTCGGTGAAATATTAGACGCACCTTGGTCAAGCACCATTGCAACAAGCTTCAATGCTGCCAGTGTCAAAGTATGTGAAGCATACCAGCACGAAGGCAAGTGCTCAGGATGTCGTGCTTGTTGGGATAAATCAGTTAGCACTATTGGCTACATTGCCCATGGTGTTAAAATGTCTAAAGTAATCAAACTCAAAATCGCATAAGGTTATCATCATGCTTAATAAACTGTGGCAAGCTTACAAGTTGGTGTACGTAGTGAAGAAAACCTCATCAACGAGGTTTATCACGGCTTACACTGCCAAGGGTAGAATCAACGGAATTATGATCAAACGAGGTTTTTTAAGATCAACAATACGTGTACCATTGTCCGGCGATGTTACAGTGTGGAATCATCATATTAAGACTGTTCGTCATCAACGTGTTAGCAGTAACCAATACATGAAAGGGTAATGTAATGGAAAACTTTAAGATTGTAGGATATCTAGTAACCTATAGACTATTTGCTGACGGTTTAACGCATATTGATCGATTCAATACGTTAGACTCTGCCGAGGATTTTGTTGATACTAGCGAGCTTGCAGAGTACGTTATCAATCCCATTGTTGACCTATCAGGGGATTAAATGAAGGATGCTTTGATAGCCGTATCAATCATTGCCGTAAACGTTTTTGTCCTATGCCTACTTATAAAGCTTTCATCATGAATAAATCTAGTGACTTTGTATTGTATCTTGGTGGCAGTGCTTTCGGTGTATTGTTCGCTGTGCTTATCTTCTTAGGGGTTTAACATGTATTGGTGCGATTCTTACGGACTCATTGAGCTTAATATCACTAAAAAACAAGCTCATATAGGTTATCATCAAGGTCAGTGTGATAACGACATTAAAGATCTTAGGGATCTCCCTACTATCAAAAGACAATTGAATAAGCTTAAACCTGACATTGTGGCCCGTGTTTTAAAAGACTGTGGCGCATGGGATGACGATGATTTATCTAATCATGATGATAACCTTGATCGCCTATTGTGGATCGCTTGCGGTGATATTGTAGAAAACAACGTTTAGGGAAAGACTGAAACATGATCCAACTATATTTCAATGGTAAACCCTGCGAGATAGTCAGTAGGGACTCTACTGATGGCACTGTATGCATCAGATACGCTGCTGATCATCCTAATTGGCCATTCCCTAATTATACTTGGGTGCATCCCAGAGTATTGTCTAAGCTTAGGCAGTCTAAACAGTCTAAACGATTAGAGGTCCTACAAGGCATTGAAGATGCTCTCATGTAGGTAGGTGTCACCTTAGCCTAGATAATCGCTTCTAGGCCTGTTTTAATCGATTCTAGAGGGTATTCTATGACTAAAGAACTGTTGGATGAGTTACTGTACTTAGTTGAACTTCAAATCAAGGCTAACATTGCCTTGGCACTAGGTCACTATTCCGATGTTGCATCAAAGGAAGCTGAAGCTGAAATGATCCAGTACCATAAGGTTGTTTCACTGATTAACTCTATGAAGGATGATCTAAAGTGAGAAAGACTGTCTTTGAACGCTGGAGAGAGAAAGTAGACATGAAAGGCCCTGATGATTGTTGGGAATGGTTAGCCCATAGGGATTGTTGGGGGTATGGTCAGTTTAAAGTCAACAGAAAAACTATGTTTGCACACAGGTTTTCCTTCGCTCACTACAAAAACAATGAACAGTCTATACCAAGTAACCTTTATGTGTGTCATCATTGCGATAATCCTGGATGTGTTAACCCTAATCACTTGTTTTTAGGCACTCATACAGACAATATGAAAGACATGGTAAGGAAAGGGAGGCGGGCTAATCCAAAACCTAAAAAACATACTGACGAGGAAGTTGCTAAGATCCGTTTAGATTATGCTTCTGGCTTATCATTAAGCAAAGTAGCAAAGTTAAACAACACAGTCAAATCTTTAGTTTGGAACATAGTCCATCAAAAACCACCCTATGAAAGGTAATTAACATGAGATGTATCAGCTGCAATGAAGCCTTAAGTGACTATGAAGCCTCCAGGCGTAGTGTTCGAACACACCAGTACATTGACTTATGTAATGATTGTTTTCGTTATGTCCGTGATGAGATCGCCGCTGTCGGTAATGTACGATTGATCAATGAAGGAGATGATGACATTGTAAGCAAACGTAACATTGATGAAGAATGACTTGACAACTTTGTTTTTCTCTGATACCCTAAATCTATATAGGCTATGTAGGCTACTTAGGCTATGTACTAAGTATATACATATTTAATATATACTTAGTACTTAGTCTAAATAGTCTATGTACAGTAGGGCTTAACATAAGGATTGTTCGAAATGTACCCTGATGATGAGTTTTTACCTGATGAAGCATTCGATGAGATCACTAAAGGTGAGTACGAAGACATGATGGAAGATCACAATGTCAATGATGTGTTAAATCGTTTTGTTCGCTTATGCCAAGAGTATGGTTTTTACTTTATGATGCGTCAGTTAACTAAGGCTTTGAATGCTAAAGGGTTCAACGTATGAAAAAGCGTATACAACCACGAAAGCGCAAGGTTAACCCCTACGTAGCCTACCTCGAGAATCATGGCCGCCATGCCACCTTAGAAGACCTCCTAGAGGCATTCCCTGACAAGACATCTAAGCAGATAAGAGACTCTATGTCTAAGTTAGTTGATAACTACACTGTTGATAGGGATATTAAGAAGGATGATCATCAATACTTGATATCGTATTCACTTGGTGGATACAACACCAGAGACAACACTGGCATATGCTGGCATAACCCTTTTAACCTGAGGACAATATGAGCAGAGAAGCTATGCAGATGGCGCTTGATATGTTGAACGAGATTGCTGATGACGTGTATTGCGACCAAAAACTAGAAGGGGTCATTTCCGTCCTGCGCCAAGTACTTGTCGATGCCGACGACACATCGCAAGATCATGTCGATGAAACAGCGAAATGTAAACATGAATGGGTTGGTCTGACTGATGATGTTGTGTTTGAGCTAGCAGACACAAACCTTTATGAAGGCGGCAAGAATTTTGGTGTGCTGGCGTTTGCTAAAGCGATTGAGCAAGCCCTAAAGGAGAAGAATAAGTGAACTACTTAGCCACGCATGTTGGCTGTGATGATTGTGGATCTAGTGATGCATTGTCCGTATCTGTTAATGATAAAGGGGAGACTTGGTCACACTGTTTTGCTTGTGGTACGAATACGAAAATGTCTGAAGATGTTGATAACTTCAGGCAAAAGCATACAAAGTCTGCTAAGGTGATTCCAATGCTTGATGGTAAGTATCAGTCTATACCGCTAAGAAACCTCTCCAGAGATGCCTTAAAAGCCTTTGGTGTCATGATCACTGATGAAGGTGGTGTAGCTTTTCCCTACTGTGATGCTGATGGTAAGGTTACTGCATACAAGGTAAGACATGATGCAATGAAGACTGATTGCACTATCAAAGGTGATTGGTCTAAGGCTACTTTGTTCGGACAGCACTTGTTTTCTAAGGGTGGTAAGAGCATTACCATCACTGAAGGTGAATTCGATGCTGTTGCTGTGTATCAAATGAATGGTATGAGGTATCCAGTAGTCAGCATACGCAATGGAGCACAATCAGCAATCAAGGACTGCAAAGACAACTATGAATATCTTGACTCTTTTGAAGCCATTGTTATCAGCTTTGATGCTGATGAAGTTGGTAAGCAAGCTGCTACGAAGGTAGCTGATCTATTCGGTGCTAAGGCTAAGATAGTCAAGCACAGACAACCATACAAGGATGCTAACGATTATCTCAAAGATGAGATGATCAAGGAGTACATCCAGGACTGGTTTGCTGCTGAGGTCTATGTACCTGACGGGATCATCGAAGGATCAAAGCTTTGGGAGGAGATCAACACGCCAGCCATTAAAGCCTCTTGTGACTATCCCTGGCAAGGTATGAATGCTTTGACTTATGGTATCCGTAAGGGTGAACTGGTGACGTTTACAGCAGGTTCTGGACTGGGTAAATCACAGGTGCTGAGGGAGATTGTTTACCACATCCTATGTAAGACTGAGGACAACATTGGTTTGATGTTTCTCGAGGAGTCTACTGTTCGCACTGCCAAAGGCATCATGTCTATCCATGCGAACAAGCCACTGCATCTACCTGACACAGCATACACTGATGAGGAGTTTAGAGATGCCTTTGAGCACACTCTTGGCACTAATAGGGTTTATCTTTTTGATCATTTTGGGAGTACATCAATTGACAACATACTATCAAGAGTCAGATTCATGGCTAAAGGACTCGGATGTAGCTTTGTTGTGTTGGATCATATTAGTATTGTCGTCAGTTCTGGCGATGTTGGCGATGAACGTAAAGCATTAGATGAGATCATGACCAAGCTTAGGATGATTGTTCAGGAGACAGGCATAGCACTGTTGATTGTCAGTCATCTAAAGAGACCAGACGGTAAAGGCCATGAAGAAGGAGCAGCTACTTCACTAGGTCAGCTTAGAGGATCTGGTAGCATTGCACAGTTGTCTGATATGGTGATTGGTATGGAAAGGAATGCACAACATGATGATGAACGTGAACGCAATACCACCAGGATTAGGGTACTCAAGAATCGTTTCAGCGGTGTCACAGGTCCAGCCTGTAACGTATACTACAGCCACTCAACAGGAAGGTTATCAGAGGTCACACAAGATGAAGACTTATGAAGATTTGAAAGAAGATACGAAACGATTTGCTTTACAGCAGATCCGTACAGGGTCTACAATGGGTGAAGTA